CTAAATCACCTAATACATTGTTTATATTTGGTGATAATAATATAGGTAAAGGAACAGCAGGATCTGCAGCAGTTAGAAGTTCAGATAATGCTATAGGTATAAAAACTAAATGGGCACCTAATATGAAAAAAGAATCATTTTTTAAAGATTCAGATATGGATAAGATTAAACCCTTAATAGAAAAAGATCTTGAAAATATATTAAGTAAATTTAATAGTAATAAAAATTATAAAAAACTTAAAGTAATTGGTCAATTAGGAGGTGGACTTGGTAAAGCACCTAAAAAATATAATATAGAACAAGATCAAATATTTAAATGGATAAAAGCACAACTTGAAAATATAGCTCCTAGACCTGATCCAAAAGATGTAAAACAAAATTGGGAAAAAAGAGTACATACAGAAAGAGTAAAATTATTACATAAACAAGCAGATCCAAAGAATATAGATAAGATTGGCTTCTTTAAAGAATATACAATACCTGCTGCTAATTTTACATTTTCAACTAATCCTGCATATTATATGAGTGAAACAGCTTCAGTAGATGCTATGGAATGGATAAATGATAGAATAGTAAAAAATTATGGATTAACTAAATTGTTTAATTTAGAAGCTTTACCTAAAGATTTTGATACAAGAAGAAGAACTTTAAGAAGTACTATTAATAAAGTAGCAGAATGGGAAGGTAAATATAATCTTCTTTCATTATTATTCCACCCTAAAGCATATCTTACAAATGTTTATAGTGGTGAAGGAAATATTATTACTGATGTTGGTTGGGACCATTGGAGAAAATCTATGGATATAAAAGAATTAAGAAAAATTCTAAGAAGTGAATTTGTAGAAAAACCAGATCCTAATCAACCTGGTAAAGTTATACGTGAATATATTGGTCCAAAATCTAATTATGCTGATATTGTTTTATTAGCAGAACAAAAAGGCCTTATTACTGGTACTCTTTTTGGTGATACAGCATATGATGTTAGTTTAAATACTGGAAGATATGAAAATTTCTTAAAAGATGTAGAAATAAAAGTAAAAGAATGGTTTAAAAAAGATCCTGATATGCTTGAATCAAATAAAGAAGCAGATTTAAGATATTCTAATGTAGTTGAAAAAGGTATTAGAGATTTAGCAAAAATACATGGAGTAGAAAAAAATGTTGTAGATAAAGGTGGATTATTTATGCAGAAATCAGAAATGCTCTTACGTACCCATACTGGTATGGCTGCATATATGAAAGTATTAAATGAAATGAATCTTATGGGTGATCCTTTTGGTAAAGACGCTATCTTGAATAGAGACTTTGCCTGGGATTATGCAAGAAAAACTGTTGAAAGAGGACAATTTGTTTACCATGCCACAAGAAGACCATTTGCTGCTAATACACCATTAGGTAAAATGATGACAAGATTCCATCCATTTACTTGGAACTCATTAAGAAGATGGAATTTTGCAATTAAAGATGCCAGAATAAGTAATCTTGTAAAAGAAATGGAATCAAATAAAAGATTAAGAAGAATGATGAATATTGCAATTCTACAAACTTCTTTGGCTACACTATTCTTTTCTTCTATATTTGAATATGCATTAGCACCACCAATGGGATGGTTAGAAGATATAGTTAATTTAATCTATGGTGATGATGATGAAAAAAGAAGAGCATTCTTTAATCCATATGGTCTTCCAGCATTAGCACCACTTAGTATTGTAACACCACCAACTGCAAGACTTGTATTAGGACCTTGGAAAGCATTAGTAACAGGTGATTGGGATGCATATTGGCAATATCAATTCCCTACCAATTTCCCAGGTGGTAGATTAGGAAGCAGTATTTATAGAACTCATCAGTCTCCAGTAATGTGGGCTGAAAACTTTTTTGGAATGCCAGTACATAGATTTCATCAAATTCAACAGAGAGAAAGAAAAGAAGCACAAGAATATTGGGAAGATCAGGAAAAACTAGAAGAATTCAAGAAGAATCGCTAAAAACGCACGAAAACACCCCTAAAATCCACTTTCTCCCTTTACCCTCACCTTTATACCAAAAAAAAATCGCCCGAAGATCTTCAATCATCTTCGAACGATTTTTTTTGACTACCCTTCTATTTTCCCCTTCTTCTCAACTCCAATAACACTGCGGCTAAATATACCGATAGATCTAACGCTTCTTCAATTGATTCTATTAAATTATCTCTAGATCCATCAAGGGGAACTTGTCCTTCATACTTTGCGGCTCCTATTTCTAATCTTTTTTCTATTAAATTTAAAATTTTTTTATTATTAGTCATCTGTACTCCTTTCTAAATTGTTCTATC